TAGACTATTACTTTGTGGGGAATATCCATGATGAAGTACAAGCAGAAGTTAGAGCAGACCACGCAGACAAGTACGGAAGACTTGCAGTCTCCTGCTTGGAAGCAGCAGGAACTGAACTGGGACTCAACTGTAAACTCACAGGAGAGTACCAAGTTGGAAGTAGTTGGGCAGACACACACTGAAGAAAAACACTGTCCTAAGTGTGGAGTGACTAAGTCTTTAGATAAGTTTTACCGACATAGGTTAGTTGGATATGAGACTTATTGTAAGCCTTGTCAGAATAAAAACAGCAGGGAAAACGCAAAGAAAAGAATGTATGTCAACGGTAAAGTTATACCCAAGACACATCCATTACATAAACCTGGTCGTTACAAGTCATTCGGTGATGCAGCATTTGAGTCATTAAGTAACTACAAGACTGCAAAAGAAGGTCAAGTGTACATCTTGTACAGTCCAGCCTACCCTAGCTGGGTTAAGATAGGTATGGCAATAGACGCAGAAGACAGACTAAAGCATTTCCAGACAGGTAGTCCATACAGAGATTACATCTTGATAAAGGCTTACGACACTAAGGATAGACGTAGAGCAGAGAGTGAGATACATGAGATTCTAAGGGAAAATCATGGCAATAAGAATGAATGGTTTGTGATCGCTGCACCAGTAGCTAAAGAAATACTAGATGGATACTTTGATGAAAACGACTAACACCCTGATAGATGATATATACAACCTTGTACAGTATAAGTCTCCTGATCGCTCAGTAGACGCTGAACAGATCATTGATGACTTTGGTGAAGCATGTAAGGATCTTATGCGTAAGGAGTTTACCAGCCGTGGTAACTTTGATTCACGTAAACTTCGTATGTCTAACATCGGTAAGACTGACAGGTTCCTGTGGAATCACTACAATAATGTAGGGCCGAAGGAAAAGATGCAGCCACACACCCTTGTGAAGTTCATGTACGGTCACTTGATTGAGGAGATGCTGCTACTGTTTGTACGCTTGGCAGGCCATACAGTGACACATGAGCAGGCAGAAGCTACTGTACAGGGTATATCAGGTAGCATGGACTGCAAGATTGACGGTGTAGTGACTGACGTTAAGTCTGCTAGTACCTACGGATTCAAGAAGTTTAAGGACGCTACGCTTGCTTTTGATGATCCGTTTGGGTACATAGATCAGATCAAGGGCTACGCCAGGTCTGAGGGTGAGACACAGGTAGGCTGGCTGGCTATGGATAAAGCTAATGGTCACCTGACCTACCTGAAGTATGACCTAGAGGACAAGCAGGCTCCTGTCTATGAAGTGCTGAAGAAGGACATAGAAGAGCGTATCATCCATGTGAAGGAGATGGTGCAGCAGAAAGAACCACCACCTTTATGTCATGATACAGTGCCTGACGGCAAGTCCGGTAACATGAAGCTGGCTATGGGTTGCTCTTACTGTCACTTCAAACATGCTTGTTATCCAGACCTACGTGCCTTTGCTTACAGCTATGGGCCACGATACTTAACGGAGGTGGTAAATGAGCCTAAAGTCCAAGAGATCACGTAAGCAGAGCATCTACAGGTCAGGCTTAGAGAAACGCTTTGCTCAGATAGTACCTAAACGTAGGTTCCTGTATGAGCCATATGATGTACCATACGTGATGCACAGGAAGTACAAACCAGACTTTGTGGACAGGAAGACAGGTGATTACATTGAGACTAAAGGATTCTTTAGGACAGGAGACACACAGAAATACACTTCAATACGTGATAGTATAGCACCCATCAAGTTAATCTTTGTCCTGTCAGACCCTAACAAGAAGGTCAGGAAAGGTTCTAAGATTACGATGGGGCAGTGGTGCCACAAGGAAGGTTTTGAGTTTTACACAGTAGATGAGTATGCAGATCATGTCACTAACGATGGATGAAGTAATAGAGCGTATACTTAAACGCTATGACGCTGAAGACTTGTTAGAAGCTTTGGACATTACGTCTGAAGAATTACTTGACAGGTTTGAAGATAAATTTATTAATCGTCTACAGTTATTTGAAGCTGAAGTAGATGAAGAAGACGAGGCAGAGTTAGAAGAAGATGAGTATTGATAACATAACAGTACAGGAATGGAACAAGATGGGATACAAAACTGTAGATGACGAAGACAACGAACCTAACCACCACCCAAGGTTCTCTGAAGAAGCCATGTCAAAAACCTACGACCCTGTTAACAGACCAGAGCATTACAACACTGGTGGTCTTGAATGTATTGATGCTATTCGTGGGATGCTTTCGCATGATGAGTACATTGGCTACTTACGTGGCAATGCCCTGAAGTATATGTGGCGCTTTAGGTACAAGAAGAAACCTATTGAAGATCTACGTAAAGCTAGATGGTACGAAGAACGATTGATGAATTACATGCTGGAGCATCCTAGTGACAAGTAAGGTAGGCGTACAGGATTACTTAGGTATCCAGATTGATTACGACAGAGAAGAAAACCTTAATGTGTTTTCTCGTGAGACACTGAAGGACAGATACTTCTGGGAGGATGAGACACATGCACAAGAAGCCTTCGCCAGAGCGTCCGTCTATGGTGCAACGTATCAAGGACACACTGACTTCACTCTTGCACAGCGACTTTATAACTACGCAAGCAAGAGCTGGTTCGGTTTTAGCACTCCTATTCTTAGTAACGGGGGAACCACTCGTGGTTTACCTATTAGCTGCTTTCTCAATTATGTTCCTGATTCAAGGCGTGGTCTTTCTGATCACTACGATGAGAACATATGGCTGGCAAGTGGAGGTGGAGGCTTGGGTGGATATTGGGGTGCTGTTAGAAGTAATGGCGTTTCAACTGCTAACGGTAGTCAGTCTACTGGTAGCATACCTTTCATGCACGTAGTTGACAGTCAGATGCTTGCCTTCAATCAAGGCGTAACCCGGAGAGGATCTTATGCAGCGTATATGGACATCAGTCATCCAGAAGTTGAAGAGTTCATCGCTATGCGTAAGACTACTGGCGGTGATCTTAACCGTAAGTGTCTTAACCTACACAACGGCATTACAGTAACTGATGAATTCCTAGAAGCTGTAAAAGCTGATGACCCTTGGCGCTTGATTGATCCTAAGTCCAAGCAGGCAGTCAAGACTGTATCCGCTAGGGACTTGTGGTGGCAGCTAGTGCATACTAGAGCAGAGACAGGTGAACCATACATTGTTAACCTAGATCGCTGTAACGAGGCTCTACCGCAGCCACAGAAGGATCTAGGGCTGGAGGTACGACAGAGTAACCTATGCTCTGAGATTACCTTGCCCACCAGTGAAGAGCGTACAGCAGTTTGCTGCTTGTCTAGTGTTAACCTAGAGTACTTTGATGATTGGAAGGACGATGAACTGTTTATCAGTGACCTAATTACAATGCTTGACAATGTGATTGAGCACTTCATTGATAATGCTACACATGGAGAACATGCTTGGCATAAAGAAGATACCTTCAAGGAGTTTAATGAATATGTTCAAGAAGATAAAACAGGCTTTGCAAAAGCCGCTTATAGCGCATATAGAGAACGTGCGGTCGGCCTTGGAGCGATGGGTTTTCATAGTTACCTTCAACGTAATGGAATCCCTTTTGAAGGAATGTACGCCTCCAGCTTCAACAATAGAGCGTTTAAGACAATCAAAGAAAGATCTGAGATGGCTTCCAGAAGTCTGGCTAGAGACCGTGGGGAGGCTCCTGACATGGCTGGTAGTGGCCGTCGCAATTCCCATCTGCTTGCTATTGCCCCTAATGCTAGTTCTAGTATTATATGCGGTGGAACAAGTCCTAGTATTGAGCCTACTCGCGCTAACGTATTTACGCACAAGACTTTAACAGGCTCGTACAAAGTCAAGAATAAATACTTGGAGAAACTACTTGAAGAGAAAGGTACCAACACCGAAAGAACGTGGAAAGATATTGCTGCTGCTGAAGGCTCTGTTAAAGACATACCGGAACTCACGGAAGAAGAGAAGGAAGTATTTAAGACAGCGCCTGAACTTAACCAAATTTGGGTCATTGAACACGCCTACCAAAGACAGAAGTACGTCTGCCAAGCACAGTCAGTAAACCTGTTCTTTGAACCACCACCGGCTACAGCGCCACAGGAGGTACATGATGAGTATTTGGAGTATGTTAATAGTGTGCATTGGACAGGAGCTAACAAACTCAAATCTATGTATTACTTGCGAACTACAGCGGCTAGAAATACAGAGAATGTTAACATCAAGATACCCAGGATCAACCTTGAAGACGGGGAGTGCCTAAGCTGTGAAGGATGAACACCCAGTATACAGAGCGCAGTTCTACATACAGGAGTTAAGTAAGTATGTGCCTTGGGCAGATTACTTAACTTTCTACAAGGAGCAGGACGATAAGATTATGCAGTTCAGCACCTACTGTATGCAGATGTGGTCTAGCTACATGAATGATAAGATCAAACAACAGGAGGCACCCTTGAGCTACAAGGAGTATCTGAACAAGTACAAGCAATTACTGGAGGATGGATACAGTGATAGACCCCAAGATTAGCGCCATGAAGCGCCTGTACAACGCTGAGATAGACGTTTACAAGGCTGAAGTACAGAACTACCTAGACAATCCCGTCGCT